CGTATCATCAGACGCAATTCGTGAAGAATTAACAGGTAATTACGAAGATCAAGAACATAACGAAGAAGTGTTTAAGATTTTTCACGATAGAATCCGCAAGAATTTGGAGAATAAAAAGAATGTAATTGCAGATGCAACTAATCTAACTATGAAATCTCGTAGAGCAATTATGATGAAAGTAAATGGTTTAAATGTCAGAAAAGTATGTGTAATTATTCCAAAGCCATTTAAACAGTGCAAAAAAGATAATCTACATAGAGAACATCCTGTACCTGATTTTGTGTTGGATAAGCAGATTAGAAAATATCAGATTCCGTTCTACGAGGAAGGATTCGATGAGATTATTATTCATAAATTTCATAATGCTAATGCAATGACCACAGGTGGATTGATTGCTAAAATGAAAGATTTTGACCAGAAGAATCCTCATCATACTATGACTTTAGAAAATCATTGCTTTAATACATATGATTTATTTACAGAAAAAGGACATAAAGCTGAATACAATATTGGAGCAGTTCTTCATGATTATGGCAAACTATACTGCCAGACAATTGATGAAAATGGTATAGCTCATTATTATGACCACCCATCTGTCGGATGCTATTTGGTTTTAGAGAGTTTAATGGAAGAGTTTAATAAGGTTGTATTAGATATATGTTTCCTCATCAATTACCATATGATGCCTTTTAGTTGGGATACTGATAAAGCAAAGCAGCGTTGGAAAGAAAGATTTGGAGAATATAAATATAAGATGCTTTTAGATTTCAATGAATGTGATAAAGCGAGGTAAGTGTATGTGTAATCGTTGTGATTATGACTCACCTGATAATCGAATATATGTAGATCCATTGACGAATGAATATTATTTGGATATAGAAACATCAGAATGGGATGAATATGACGATGGATTTGTTCATCAGGAAGAGTATATTGCATATTGTCCTTGGTGTGGAAGAAAGTTAGGAGAATAAAGATATGAGGATAGAATTAATTAGATTAAAATTTAACGACACTCATTCGTACAAGTATAAGCCATTTAAGTATTGTTGTGATGAAATTCAGAATAATGAGTGCATAGAATTTACAAACGAAAATTTAACAAATTTTAATGTTGATTATGATAAAGAATATGGTTTTATTCCTCAGCTCTGTACTTCACATACAGAAGTTATTACATCGTATGAAGATGAATGGGAACAGACAGACAATTATCCAATCCAGTTTTGTCCTCATTGTGGCAAAAAGATTGAGATTTCAGTCGTAGAAGAGATTAATGTATCTGATAAGTACAATGAATTATCTAAGCAGCGTAATGAATTATGGAAGAAGTGTCAGAGAACAGATAGTAAGAAGAAAGAATCTGAATTAAGAGAGCAAGTTAGAAAGCTTGATAAACAGATTGATAGTTTCTATTGGTTAGATGAGTGGAAAGAGGACGTATATGTATAAACAAATTATTATTGCTAGAAAAGATTTGAATATGAGTTCTGGGAAGCTCGCAGCTCAAGTCAGCTACGGCTCTATGGCATTTCTTAGTTGGTTTATTAGAAATAATGCCGATTTAGATGGTCATGTCGATGGCTATATTGACGAAGATATTCTTCACAATTGGATTGAGGGTGAATTTACAAAATGTGTTCTTCAAGCCAAGAATAAGAATCAGTTGCTAAAAGCTAAGACTATGGCAGAAGAATTAGGAATGGTTGAAGGCAAAGATTTCTGGCTCATAAAGGATAACTATCACACTGAATTAGAACCAGAAGAAGATGGTAGAACACTTACTGTAATTGGTTTTAGACCAATGGACAGTGAACTTATTGATCAGATTGGAAGAAAATATCATTTATATATGTAGAAATGGAGAATAATAAAATGGCAAATAGATTATTATTTGAGAAAGATATTATTAGAGCAGTTGATAGGCATACGAATGACGATAGTAAGTTAGATGATGATATTAGCTGTATTCTTGAAGAAGTTGAAACAGCTACAATAGAACTTCCACCTATTATATTATCTCCAAAAGTAGAAACTAAACCAGTGCAGAAACAGAGACGAGTATTATTATTCGAGAATGAGAATCTTGACTTAGAGCAGCGTGGTAACAGATATTATTTATCCCTTTATGATAAGGAAGGAAAATTTCAGAGAGAAGTAACTATTGACGTGAAAGACGATTACAAAGTTGGACTTTGTAATGGTAAGTAAAGGAGATTGTTTATGAGAGACGAAGAAACAAAGTTATTATTTCAGGCATTGAGTCAGATTTTAGCCAATCAGGATGACATTAAGAAACACTTGGGGCTTAATAAACTTGATTCAGAATATGGTTGGAATGACGAAGATACGATGAAATTGTCAAGAAAGTGTTCAGAAACAGCGGATGATTTTGAACATAATGATAATGATTCTAGTAACTATTGGTAAGGAAATTCAGGTTTCTTTTGGTTACAAAGAAAGAATATTAGAGCGAGGTGAACGATTAATGTCTTTGGCATATAAAAATGACACATACAACTATAATGGCGAATATGAAATGGGTTCATTAAATAAGTTTGCACAAGCAGAAAGAAGATTGTCTGCAAAGAAACAAGCATTGGATGATATGAAGAATGAATATAACCTTATTGAACAACAAACATTTCGCATTTATAAAGAAAACATCCAGTATATGCTGCTTGATCAGCCGTCCACGATTAAAATGTGTAGAGAATGGTTAAATATGTTATTAAAAAATCAGGATACGGACGGTAACAAGCTTGACAAAAGAAAGAAGTATAAAGAAAAGGAAACATATGATTGGTATGTCAATTATATTAAAAAGCTTCTTGATATTGAGTATATGAATGATGTTAAATTCATTGACTTTAATTTTGGGCAAGCTACTAATATTCAGTTTGAATATAAAAAGCATAATTGGCGTTTAGAAATTCCTCATATTAAAGCTATCAAATTAGATGCATATAAGAATTATGGTGGCAGTGTATTTGAACTTGCGTTAGTACACAATGATATAGAATATAGTTGTAGTTGGTCGCAGTTTGGCTCTACATATGAGGAAGATGAATTAAGAGATATTATGACACAAGGTATTGAGAAATATTGTAATTAGTTGGGAGTAACTTTACAAGAAAGCAACATATCCTTGGATTATAGAAAAGAGGTGATTAAGTGTTAGTACCTGCAATTTTATATAAAGAACAGATTGGGAAAGAATTTCAGAAATATTACTATACAACAGATATGATGTATGAAACTGGTTGTATGTGCAATTGGAGTCCTGAAATTGCAGAATATCCAAATGAGAGTCAATTCCAATATGCAATAGTTGATAAGAACGAAAAACTCATTGGCTATTTAGGATATTCCGTTGATTGGTATGTATCTAAAGCATATAACTTTGGATTGTTCTCATTTGACAGAGGAAATATCTTGGTTGGTAGGGACGTATTCGATAAATTAGAAGAACTGATTAAAACATTACATAGAGTTGAATGGAGAGCTGTTGGTGGAAATCCTGCTTGTAGAGGTTACGATAACTTTATCGAGAGACATAATGGAACGAAACATGTTCTGAAAGATTCAATTAAAGATAAGAGTGGTAAATATCACGATGATATTATTTATGAGATTGTGAGTGGAGAATAATACATTGGAGGTGAAAACATAATGGGAATGTATACAGAGATTAATGTGTGTTTTGATTTGTTAAGGAACACACCGAAAGACATTGTAGATATTTTACATTGTTTTGTAGAAGGAACAGATGTTGAATAAATTTAAAGGAGAATATTAAACATGGAAACAATTTTAAGATTATTAGCAGAGAATCCAGAAAGTTTAGGAGCGGTAGTAAAGACATACATTACAAAGTACAAAGAGCCTGTATATGATATTTTGAAGGAACTCATGATTATTGCAAAGGATTATTCTGAGAACACTGAGTATCCTGCAATTCAGGCGAGAACTAAGAAGAATATGTTTGATGCATATGTAAGTGTTGGTTTTACAGAGGATCAGGCATTAGCACTTATGATTAACGACAATATTCAGCTTATGAAGAATATTCAGAAGTCAGTTAATAATACTTCTGTAAAAAATAGTAAGTAGTGGTTTCGCAGTAAACCAATCTTTCTTTGAAATTTTTAATCATATCTAAGCCATTCGGCTATGGGAATCCCAGTAAATAAGAGAATAAAATATTAGAAAGGTGGTGAAAAGTAGTGCATCCAAGTGATTTTTTTGAAAATTGCTCATTAAGAACTGGAATTGATACATTTGAAATTTTTGATGAAGATTTGAAACAAAAATTAAAAAGTATTCATCCTAAAAATTTCTTAAAAACAAAAATTACCCTACCTGTCTATAAGATAAATCTATATTATGTGACAGAAAAAGGAAATTACAAGACAGTTGACAGATATACTGTAATGGATTCGGAGTCAGATGATGAGTATGTAGATTTTTGGATAGATATGTTTATTCGGGATTATAACAAAGATAATCCAAATCATAAAATGATAAAATGTGAAGTCAACAGTATTGAACGAATCTGCGAGGCTGTGCTACCACTTGGTTAGTTTTTCACCATATGTATTTAATGCCTTTGATTAGCAAAGGTTGTCACAATGATTCATAAAACGGATCATTGGTTTATATGAATCGAAAAAGTAATGTGATAGTGACGTAAAAAGACACTCACCAAGTATGGCTTTACCTCATTGAAATGAAATAAATTTCAGTGAGGAAAGTACATATTGGTACAGAAAGCTAATACAATTGAAGAATTATTACAGGATTGTCCTGTAAACTCAGTAATAGGAGATAATTTAATAAGAGCATGGTCGAAAATTAACAGTCCTAAATATTTACATATTCTTTGTAGTGTTTCTGGCGGTTCAGATAGTGACGATATGATTGATATCGTTTGGAGATGCGACAGAGATGATAAGGTTATTTATGTGTGTTTTGATACTGGTCTTGAGTACCAAGCTACAAAAGAACATCTTGATTATCTTGAAGAAAAATATAATATAAAAATTCTTAGATATAAAGCAATTAAACCAATTCCATCGTCTTGTAAACAGTATGGTCAACCATTTTTATCTAAGCAAGTCAGCGAATTTATCCAAAGATTACAAAGTCACAATTTTCAATGGGAAGACGAAAAATTTGATATTCTGTATAAAAAATATCCAAAATGTAAATCTGCATTAGAGTGGTGGTGTGGAGAAAAGGGCGAAGGAAGTCATTTTAATATATCATGCAACAAATATTTAAAAGAATTTATGGTTGCAAATCCACCAACTTTTAAGATTTCTAATAAGTGCTGCCAATATGCAAAGAAAGATGTGGTACATAAAATTTTAAGAGAAGGCATTTGTGGTAATGGATTGCTACCAATTGATCTACAAATCGTAGGGATTAGAAAAGCCGAAGGTGGAGCAAGATCAACTGCATATAAAAGTTGTTTTGATGAAAATGATTCTGGTTGTGATAATTATAGACCTTTATTTTGGTATAAAGACTCAGACAAAATAGACTATGAAAATGCTTATGATATTGAACACAGCAAGTGTTATACAGAATACGGACTGAAAAGAACTGGTTGTGCAGGCTGCCCATTTGGTAGAGATTTTGAATACGAATTAGAAGTAATTCAAAAGTATGAACCGAAACTTTATAAGGCTGTTAATAATATTTTTGGAGATTCTTACGAATATACAAGGAAGTACCGTGAATTTGTAAAGAAAATGAATAAAAGTAGAGAATAACAAAGTGAGAGGTTACGAAAGCCTTGAAAAATAAGGCTTTTTAGAATCTAAAAATATAAAAATATTACATACAAAGGAGATTAAAATGAAGAACACAAATTGGAAAGTGCCAGTAATTATTGGCGTAGGAGTATTAGCAGTTATTTTGATGATTGTATTTGGTGTACAGAGTTCGCAGAATAAAGCTATTGCACTTGAGGAGCAGGTAAATACAGCATCATCAGATATTAAGGTACAGGAAAAACGAAGAGTTGACCTTGTGTATAACCTTGCTGATTGTGTAAAACAGTATGACAAACACGAAGCTGATACATTGACAGCAGTTGCAGATGGTCGTGGATCAACAGGAGATATTGAGAATGTAACAACAGCTATTACAGCAGTTGCAGAAGCATATCCTGAGCTGAAGTCCAATGAGAACTATAAGACTCTTATGAATGAGTTATCTATGACAGAGAATATGATTGCAGAGTATCGCAGCAATTACAATAAACAGATTAAGGAATACAAGCGATATGTGAGAAAGTTCCCTACAAGACAGTTTCTTGGATTGCTTGGATATGAAGTGCAGGAATATGAGTATTTGGATTACAACGCACCCGTTGATGCTCCACAGGATTTATTTAAAGAGGATTAGTCTATGAGATATGGTAGAAAAGGTTTTGATTTTGGCGATTTTGAAATAACAAAACGTGAAATCTTGGCTAGTATTTCTATCATTGCAGTTATGATTCTGTTTGGTATTCTGATTTCTTCCAAGATTTCAGAACACCAAATGGATAAAAATGAAATTTATAACAAGGCTGTCAAGATAGAAAGTCAAGAAATGTTCCAATACGGAATGGATACAAATGTTGGTAATGCGTTTGTATATGGTGATTTGAAAGCGGTAGATACAGTTACCTGTCCTGAAATTGGTGGAGAATATATGTATGTAGAAAAAGTCAAAGAGCGATACACAATGCATACAAGAA